ATGATGCAGCAGTAGTTGTGTCTAGGCGCTGGATGCCGCGCTGCTGCTGGCTTCTCTTCGGAAGCTGTCTAATCCGGTTTCGCCGCTTTGGCCGACTTTGCCCCAGTATTGGCGCGGTTTGGCCGGTTTCAATTAGACAGGTTTACCCCCTCCTACGGCGTTCTGCCGACACCCAATCCCCTACCGCTTTCCCTGCAGCCAACTGACCTGGCTGCGCAGCCGATCAGCGTCCATCTTCTCGTCGACGGCCATCGCCCTGGCCTTGGCCAGCTCCTGGCGCAGGTGCTAGCTCTCCTTCTGAGTGACGTTCACCGCCAGCAGCAGCTCGTGATATTTCATGTCGATCTCTTCCAAAGCTCTCGCGGGAGCGCCATCGCCGCCGCCGGCCATCCACTTCTGGACGCTGAGCTGACTGAATCCCCGGACGATGCGGACCTCGGTCCACAGCTGATCGCGCTCGGCCAGCACCGCGAGCAGGTTCTGGCGAAGGCGGGCCATGATGCCGCGCATGATCGCGATCTCCTCGACGTAGAGGTCGCGCTGGTTCCTGATCATCTCCAGGCATTCCGGGTCGAAGTCGTCACCCCCGAAGCTGCCGAACTCCTCGACTTGTTCCATGGCATAGCCCGATACTGGTTTTCCATACAGTAGTCAGGCCGGACTGGGCCAGCAAGCTTGACAGCGACGAACGGCAGTCACTGGCAGCTGGCCACTGCTGCCACCAGCTCACGCTCGTAGCCGATCCGCTGCCGCCGCTCGGCCAGCAGCGCTCGGACCTTCACCTCCAGGCTGTCCTCCTTGCGCAGCCCCTCCGCCGCCCAGGCCGGCACCGCCGGCGCCTTCACCCGGCACGGAACCTGGAACGGCACCTCTACGCGCACCACGCGTGGCTCAGGCTCGGCAGCGGGCTGGCCGGCGCACCCCGCCAGCGCGACCACCACTCCCACGATGATCCACCTCATAGGCCCAGCTCCTTGTCGATGATGGCCGCAGCGGCCGCCTCCGGGTCGCCCCCGGTGCGCTCCTGCTGCAGGCGATTGGCGGCCTGGTAGTCCTCGCCGGCGGCCTTGGCGGCCTGCTGCTGGATCGGCACGGCCTCCTTGGCGCGCTTCTCGGCAGCCAGGCGGAGATCGGCAAGCGCCAGGTTCTGCTGGCTGATCTGCCCCTCCATCGTGCTGGTGGTTGTCCGGCAAGAGCCCAGTACCTGGGCCGCAACTGAAATCGCATCCTGCTGCTTATCGACGATGGGCCGGTAGTGGCCGGCGGTGAGCCAGTAGGCCACCCCGCCGCCGATTACTCCGCCCAGGCCGAGCAGGACGACAACGGCGACCGCGATCACGGCCGACCTGTACTGCTCGAGCGCAGCCATCACTGCACCGCGGCCAGAGCCTGGGCGTAGATTGCCTCCCAGGTCTGCGGATGCGGCTTGCCCGGGCGCCAGACACGAGCGTAGAGGTCCCAGGCTTCTTGAACCTGGCCCAGGGCCGGCAGTGGCTTGGGATCGGTCCACAGCAGTAGGCGCGCGAAGGCAGCGGCCAGGACGTCGTCGCGCTCCAAGGCCTCATAGACCGCCGGGGCGGTGGGCTCCACATCGCGAGCCGCGCAGACCTCCAGCGCATGCGGCCGGCTGGCGGGATGGGTCAGCACGCCGCGGACGCCGCCTGCCTGCTCGAACTGCCAAAGCCCCCGGGCCGGACCGCCGATCTGGCGCCGAAACTGGAGGCGGGATTCCTGCAGACCGATGGCCAGCAGCATGACGGTAGCGCGCTTGCCGGCCATCTTGGCAGGCAGCAGGGCGAAGGCCGGAGCGATGGCGCCGGTCTGAATGATGTCGAGGGCCATGGCTTTCTCCAGGCGAAAAAATACCCGCGCTGGGCGGGTTTGTCGTCCTCATGATCGTGAGGAATATGGTTGTGCTGGTGATGCTGCGTGGCGGACTCCGCGTGATCGTGAGGATTCAGGCAGCGCTGTAGTGGCCGGACCCAAAGAGTCGAACACCCCCGAGCATCAACCATGCGCGCCAGCGGGCAATGCCGCTCGACCGCAGGGCGTTGTAGAACACCTCGTCGGCGTCCTTTCGGGATAGCAGGCGGCTTCGATAACAGAAGTCGTGCAAAACAGCCGCAGCGTGACCGTAGGCGCCAACCAGGTCGAAAATGATCGGCACACGTGGGACCGAGGCGAAGTCCGTCTCGAAGTCGGCCGGAACCGTGATCATTCCATGCTCGGGATCCAGATACGAAAATGGCGCCAGGAGGCGCCATGTCTTGCGGTCGGTCTGCAGTTCGGCCTGCAGCGGCTCCGGGAATCGATTCACGCCGGCCAGCCCTTGTCGAGCATCTCCGGCTTGTAGGTTCCTGCCTGCACAGCGGACGCCAAGTCCCCTTCCCGGTCGAAGCACGCCTGTACGTGGTTCCGGACGGCCCGCGCCACGGCGAGGATGGTCTTGGCGTCCAACTTCACGAAACCATCTGCCGTCTTCCAGTTGCAGGTGTAGGTGTCATCCATGAACGCGGACAGTGCAGCCCCATTGATCAGGCCTTGGCTGTCTCGGTCCGTAGCTACCGGCATTCCGCCCACGCTGATCCCAGCGGCTTCGGCTTGGTACCGACGCGCGGCAATGGCATCCGCGAGGGTGGGCTGCGGCGACACCAGAGACAGAAAAGCCTGGTACCGGGCGTCACCCTCTTCGACCTCGCCCTGGATCGGAACCTCGTTCTCGTCCTGGGCGCCAGCAAACGTAGCAACGATGGAGGTTTTCTTGCTGTCGGAAAACTGCACGTAGATGGGCATGGCGACCTCAGAAGGCGTATTCGTTGATGTAAATCTGATAGGAGCCGCTGTTCGTGTTGTTCATGGAGTAGAACAACGTCTGCGGTGTGATGATTGGCAGCCGGCCGTAGCTGGTGACCCCGATGGTGCCTGTTGAACTCGCAGATACACCCCAACCTCCAACGCCATCAGAAGTACTGGAGGCGCTCAGCACAACCGGGTTGCCAGAAGAGCCTTGAGTTGCCGTCATCGAGACGGAGGCCTCACGCGCGTTCAGTGGCACGATTCCGCTAATCGACAGCGCCGTGTAAGAGGTCTTGGCCGCAGCGGTGTTAAGCGCTGTGGAGTAGTTGCCAGTGATTCGACGGTCGGCCTGGAAGCCAGCCACGAGCAACCCGCCGGAGGTGGTCGGGTACACACTGATCAGCGCCGAGGCGGTGTAGCCGTTCGGCATGTTGCTGCCGCCGTAGACCTCAGGGGCCTTAGCCGCCGTCGCATTGACCGCCAGGATGCCCTGAGCCTTCGTTGTCGGGTTGTAGATGGCATAGAGGGCGACGAAGCCGGTAGCCGGTGAGGACCCAGTATCCATGCCGCCGGCGCCAGTCGTTGCCACGTTGATGGTCTGACTGAAGTTGGCAAGCCGGTAGCTCTGGCCACCCAGGGCGGTCTCGACCACGACCTCGTCAGCGGTGAAGGTCGCGCTCTGTGAGGGGGTCGCCACGCGCATGGCGCCATTGCGCATGGTGCCGACAGGGCTCGCGCTTACCGTCCGAATGGCCCGCAGCAACTGGGTGAGGTCGGTTTCACTCGGCGTCAGCCCGGCCGCCTTGATGACGTTGATGATCTCGTCGGTCACGCCATTGCCCCACTCGGCTGGGATCAGCGACCCCACAACGCCGGTTGCGGTGTTTTCGTTGGCGAACTTGCCATTGACCAGGCCGACGTTGGCGACGCTAGCGGGATAGTCCACGGTGAATCCTCATTGGTAATTGATGTGCGGCACGGTGTGCGCCGGGGCGTAGCGGGCGATCAGACATTCCAGCGAGCTGCCTGGATTGACGCCGAAGCGCTCCCCCCAGTAGCTGACGCCGAAGCGGCGACCCAGGCTCTTGCGGCCGCCGGTATTGAGCGTCCACATGAACTGAGCATTCCAGGTGCCGAAGCGCGCTAGACCAAAGCGGGAGCGGCCGAAGCGTGGGGCGCGGTGCTCGGTCACGGAGGCGTTCGGGTAACCCTGAGCCTGGGCGATCTGGACGTAGTAGGCGGCGCGCTGGCTGCCCACGGCGACGAGCCGCTGGCGCACGGCCAAACGCCTATCGCCGAAGCTGGGTGATAGGCCCAGGCATTCGTCAGGAAGACCCATGACCTCTTCCCAGTCCGGGATCAGCTCGGAAACGGTGTTGGGATCCATCTCCGCCAACAGCGCAACGCCGCGGGCTTCGATGCGAGCGAACTCCTGCGCAATGCCGCTGAGCACCAGATCCAGTTCCGGCACCCGCTCCGGGTCCCAGGCTGGCCCAGGCGGCAGCAGAGCGCGCAGCTGCGCCTTATAGTCGTCTGCCGTCCTCATTGCCATGTGATGGTCCCCAGGGTCAGCAGCTCGTTGGCCTGGGCGGTGATGTTCGCCGCGGGGCTGACCACGACGTTGTCGGTCTCCCCCGCCGCGCTGCTGATGGCCTCGCGGATGTGGCTGATCAGCAGGGTGTCGCCCAGGCCCACGTCGCGGGTGTGCAGGTCGGCCAGCTCGGCGGTGACCGCCGCCCGAACGGCGCTAGTGTCCGGGGTTACCTTGATGACGTAGTTCACCGGTTTCAGCGTAGGCGCCAAAACGTAGAGGTCCGCCGTCACCGGGCGCTGGGCTTCGATGTAGGCCTTAACCGTGGCGATCTCGTTGGCATCCGGCACGATGGGGCTATCGCCGTCGCGGACAAAGAACACGCCCACCGTGCCCGGGCCCATGTAGGTTCGTCGCACCCAGGCCCGGGTGACGCCAGCCACCTCGCGCGCCCAAGTCACGTAGTCGTCGGCGTCGCCGCCGTGGGGAATGATCTGGTAACTGCGCTCGACCCTTGCGCGGAGCGCCTCGATAGACTCCTGGTCGGCGCCGCCGGTGAGCCCGGGAGCCAGGACAGTGAAGGTGTCCCCTACCCCGATCACCGGCTGGACCAACGTCAACTGTAGACCGGCCGTGGCGTTGCCCAAGGCGCCTCCATCGACTGCGGCCAGGGCGGCGGTATTGACGCCGGCCTTGGTGGTGACAGCCGCTGTAGTGCGGTACTGCCGGCCATCGGCGGCCTGCAGTACCAGGTTGGCATCGAGCACCGCGCCCGCGGCGGCAGAGAAGGAGGCGCTGCCCGTCGCGGCCTTAGCGGCAATACGCGAGGTTTCGAGGCGCAGGTTGGCATCGCGCTGCAGGGTTTCCTCATCGGCGGTGTCTGGCAGAATCTGGTCGGCGATCCAGCTCAGGTAGCCATAGAGCCCGAAGGCCGTGCCGGCGATGGCTCGGCCCAGCACCTGGGCATCGGATTTGCGCAAGGAATCACTGGCGACATCGTTCACCGCGCGGTTGATCAGCGTCGGCAGCGACGGGACTTCAAAGGGCATAGATCACCTGCCAGTCTTCATGGGGTTCGATGGCCAGGCGCTGGCCAGACGGCAGCGTCAGGACGGTGCCCAGGTTCAGCCGGTTCGGGCCGGCGCGCTGCGTGAGAATTTCGATGTCCAGGACATGTCCATCCTGCTGCAGCCAGGCCAAGGACTCGCGGGCGTAGAGCTCCGCCTGAGCGATGGTGTCCGCGGTGAGTTTGGCCCGCCGCAGCAGCCAGAGCCGGGATCCTATTCGGTCGTCAGCCACGGCCGGGAAGCTATCGCCCCACCAGCCGTAGCGCTCCCCGTCGTCGACCAGATCGCCGGGATTGGCTCGGCGCCAGGTGAAGAGGCTGATAAGCACCGCGCGGGTCAGAGAAGTCTCGACGTTGTCGATGGTCAGTTCCATGATCACCCCGCCACCGGCTTTCCGGTCTGCCCGCTGCCTGGCTGAACGCCGGCGTGCGGGTGATTGATAAGGCTGACGCCGCCGGCCTTCACGTCGCCCTGGCTCTCAAGCTGGCCGGTCTGGGTGATCAGCGGGGTATCGAAATTGACCGCCGTCGCCGCGCGGATGTTGAGGGTGTGGGTCTCGATGTCGATCACCCTGCCCCGCTTCATGCGGATGAAGTCGCCCTCGTCGGTGAAGATCGCCACCTCCCCTGGCTCCAGGTTCTGCAGCCGGTAGCGGCGATCCGTGACCACCACCACCACGCCGTGCGAGCGGTCACCGCCCAGGAAGGCGGCCAGGCCCTCAGCGCCTGGCAAAGGGCAGCTGGTGAACCCATAGGGCTCCAGGTGCTCCATGCCGTCCTTGATCTCGCCAGCGGTCAGGCGCATCTGCAGGGTTTGCAGTTTTCGCGCGGAATTGGCCAAGGCGACAACGCCACGGGCCAGCAGGCCATTGAGCAGACTCATGCGTCAGGCTTCCAGTCAGCGGGTAGCAGATATTCGAAGTCGTCCTTGCCGCTCTTCTTCAGCTTGCGCTTCTTGTGCGGGTCGTTCGGTTCGGGCAGGTAACTGTCGGGCGGGCCCACCTTGAGGGTGCAGGTGGTGCCCTGGTCGTTGAGGGTGTAGGTCACCTCGACGATGAGCATGTCGCGGTCCATCCCCAGCATCGGGTCGACCACGCGGGCGATCATGTTCGGCAGCCAGAGGGCGCCGTTGGACTGGCGCCAGCCGGTGACGACGTAGGTCACCTCGAGCGCCCGGCCGATGCGGTTGCCGCGCTCCCAGTTGGCCCGGTCGGCAGCCAGCTTTGCGGTCATCTGACCACTTTCCTGGATCACCAGGGCCCGGTAGCGGCTGATGCGCTCATCGCTGACACTCGCCGAGACCTCGGAAGCCTCGACACCGAAGGAATCATCCGTGCCGGAGCGCTGGCCGATCACCTGGTAGTCGGAGAACACGCCGGAGAAATCCAGGCTGGCGTCGCAGGTCTTCACGTTGCGGCCCAGCTCGATCGGGTCCACCGCGCGGCCGGCGCTGCCAGGTTCGGCCAGCACCACCTCGCCACGGGCGTTGTCAGTGCTGAACACCCGGAACAGGGTCAGCAGCCGGTCGATGGACTCGAACGCCTTCTCACCGGGCTCGACGGTGTGGTCGGTCAGGCTCGCCGTGGTGGCGATCTGGCTGACCACCTTGATGCTGTAGGGCTTGGCCAAGGCGGCGACGATAGCCTGCACGCTCTGGTTCTTCCACTGGCCGGGCTTGTTCACCGCGGCGCAGTCCACCAGGTCGGCAGTGATCGAGCGGCCCTTGATGGAGACGGTCACGCGCTTGTCGTCGTAGTTCACCGGCGTCGCGAACACGTAGCCGGTCAGCACCAGGTCGCCGCCGATGCGCAGCTGGCAGCGCGCGCCCTGCTTGATAGGCCGCGCCTCGTTCTGCCCTGGCCAGCGCCAGGTGATGCCGATGGTGAAGTCGCGCGCCTGGCGCTCGAGCCCGGCGCTGATCTCCACCGAGGTCCAGCCGCCATAGTCCAGACCGTCAACGGTCAGGGTCACGGCCGTCGACGGATCGGGCATGCGGGGTTACTCCTGTGCGATTTTCAACGGCTCCGCCGGCACGAAGCCGGGGTGCCTGATCTTGTTGCGCTGGACGATCTCCCCCTCTCGGGTCGCATCGCCGAAGCGGCGGTAGGCCAGCACCAGGGCCGGCGTCGTTTCCGGCGGGGTCACGTCCACCAGCCGCTGCCCGGAGGCGGCGACTTGCGTCAGATGGCGCACCACCTGCTGGCGGGCTGTGTTGAGCGCCAGGTAATGGTCGGGATCCGCCTTAAGTGCGGCAGTCCAGAACACCTCGTCCAGGGAGTCGCGTAGCTCGACGACCTCGTTGGCCACCGGCACATCGGGCCGGCTGACCGGATCGATGGCCTGCTGGTCGACCGAGGCCGTGCTGGGAGCATCCAGCGGCGGCGTAGCCACCGGGATCTCCGCCACCGTGGCCGTCGCCTGCACCAGCACAGCGTCCTGCACCAGATTGGCTAGTGCCTGGGCGGCGGCCGAGGTGTCTGCGCCATTCGAGGGTGGCAGGGTGTCGATGGCGCTCGCGTCCTCCGCCTGACGAGATACCGACGCTACGCCCTGGGAGTAGGTCAAAAAGCTGGCCGCTTCGGCGCTGGTTGCGGCGGTATTGGTCGTGGAACGGCTGCCGCCAGACCCGCCTCGCGAGGCTGAAAGCCCGAGGTCAGCGAAGTAACTGCCGAACAGCGAGGAGATTCCGCCCGGGGCGTTGGTCAGGCCCTGGGCGAGACTGCCGACGCTGCTGTAGGCACCCAGCAGAGGCGAGAACTGGCGGCTGATCACGCCGAACACGCCGGTCAGCTTGTTCTGCAGCCCGATGGCGTTGATTCGCGCGGCATCCACCTTGGCCATCGCCCCCTGGTACCGCGCCAGCGCGGAGTCCCAATAGCCCAGCGAGGCCTTCGCCGCCTGCTGGGCCGTGTTGGCCCGTGCAGTGGGGTTGCTCTGCGCCTGGCCTGGGAAGAAGGTCAGCTCGAAACGCACCATACCGCCTTCGCGGCGGTCGTGCGTCATCTCGCATTCGCCCGCGATCACGCTGAGCTGGCCCAGCTGCGGGTGCACCAGGGTGCCCTCGCCCTCGGTCTCCAGCGCCTTGAGCAGCTTGTCGCGCTGCTCGAAGCAGTCGGCGCCGATCACGAAGGCCGTCAGCTTGTGCACCCGGGCGCGCTTGCCCATCTGCTCGGCATAGGCTTCGTCGCGCTTCGGGTACTCATGCAGTTGGACCTTCTGGCCCACCGGCACGGTACTGCCTTCGACCTGGAACGACACTCCACGGAAGGATGCCGGCAACAGCTGGTCGCGCCAGTTGGCCATTATGGTGCTCCTGCAAGGGATCGGTAGCCGACGTTCGAGGTGACCTTGAGGCCAGGCTGATTGGTGGTGGCTTGCTCGGTGCGCAGGCCGGCGGGCGCGTTCTCGAAACGGACCACCAGAGCGCCGTCGAGCTGTGGCCGGTTGGCGTTTGCTGTCTGCTGAACAAGGGAGCCAGAGTTCTGCAGGTTCTGCGTCAAGTTGCGCACGCCTTGGGTGCTCGTACCAATCAAGCCCCCCGCTGCATTTCCAGGGTTCGTGCCGCCGAAGAAACTGCTGACCTGGCCGGCGGCGCCTTTCGCCCAGCTACCTACAGCGCCAGCTTTATCGCCGAGCCAGGCGCCAGCGCTCATCAATGGTTCGACGTATGGCTTGATGCGGTCGAAAAGGCCCTTGAAGAAGCCCACCAGCGGCTCCCAGGCGCCGGTGACCACCGCAACAGGATCGAAGCCGATCTGTTCTTTGATGTAGGCCCAGCCGACGCCGACCGCGGCCTTGATCAGTTCCCACAGGGCGCTGAAGAACTCAGCCAGAGGCTGCCAATTGCTAACGATCAGGCCCAAGGGATGCCAGGCGACCACTGACTTGATCACCTCCCAAGCCACAAGTGCGAAGGTCTTGATTGACCCCCACAGCTCGGAGAAGAACGGCCCCAAAACATCCCAGTTGGCCACGATGAGACCCGCAGCCAAGGCGATGCCGGCTGCGATAATGCCGATGGGCGTAGCGCCGAAGACGACGCCCCACAGCTTGGTGACGACCACGGCGCCGGCAATGGCGGAAGAAATCGCGGCGAACGCAACGCCTGCCGTTGCCAGCCCCCGGACCAGGTCCGGATGCGCCTTGATCAGATCGCCTATTCGGGAAACGTAGGGCATCAAGGCCGCGGAGGCTTCGGTAATAGGCCCAAGGAATGCTGAACCAATCGCCACCCCGACCCGGGTGATGCCATTTCTCAGAAGCTGTAGGGAGTTCGCGGTAGTTGCCGCACGAGCGGCATACTCTTGCTCCATCGAGCCGCCGTATTGCTGGGCGTCTGAGACCTTCTGGAGGTTTGCGCGAACCACATCCAGGCCGGTGGCCAAAGGTGTAATGGCTGCCACGGACTCCGAACCGAACAGCTCGGTGAGCAAGGCGGCACGCGCCTCTGGCTTGACGTCGCGAATGCGCTGCAAGATGTCCAGGATCGTGCCCTGTGAGTTGACCTGCATCGCCTTGGCGACTTTTCTGGCGTCCAGCCCGATCGACTTGAAAGCCTGCTGCTGGCTCTTCGTCGCCGCCGTACCCTTCGTCAGAGCGAGCATGAAGTTCTTGATGCCAGTCGCGGCCACATCCTGCTTGACGCCAACGCCGGCCATGGTGGCGCCCAGCGCGGCAACCTGGCCCGAAGACAGCCCGGCAACTTCACCCAGCGCGCCGATCTCGGTCACGATGTTGGAAATGGTCTTGGCATTCGCCGGTCCGGTATTGCCCAGGTAGTTGATCTTGTCGGCGAGCGTTTCAACCTCGGGCTGAGTCAGGCGAAACGCGGTCCGCCACTTTGACATCATCTCGCCGCTCTCATCAGCGGTCTGGTCGAAGGCGATGCCCATCTTCACCGCAGCCTCGGCGAAACCAAGCAGCTCGCTACGTGCGAAACCAGCTTGACCGCCGGCCGCTACGATTTTAGCAATGTCCGTGGCAGCCATCGGCAGCCGTTCGGACATCTTCCCGATATCTTCCCCCATTTGGGCGAACTGCTCAGGGGTGTCGAAGTTCACCACCTTGCGAACGTCGGCCAGGGCCGACTCCAGCTCGATCGCGGCCTGGGTACCCGCGATGAACGGAGCGGCGATTGCAGCGCCGGCCAGGATGTCACGCAGCCCGACCTCCCCCAGCCCGGTCGCCTGCAGCCCCTTGCGAAAGCCCGCGATGTTCTTGCGCACACCCGCCAGGGTCGGACTCAGCCGGTCGACGCCGGTGATAAGCGCCTTGAGCTGGAATTTCTCGGCCATGGTTACTCCGGATGTTGGGTCGCGTTGATGCGCTGGGCGTGGCTCATCGCCTCGACCAGCTCATCCAGGGGGCGCTGCATCATTTGCTGGGGGTCGACCCGCCAGAACCAGGCGAGGTCGTAGACAGTGGCGATCAGGTCGTCGAGGTTTCGCTCGCCGCCGGCGAGGCCGGCTTCAAGAAAAAACCCGCGACGACCCACGCCAGCTGGTTGAGGTCAGCCAGGTCGAGCTGATTGACCGAGGACGGGGGGATGCCGGCGCAGACCGCGATGTACTTGGCGGCGACATCGACGTCCAGGGTCACGGACTCGTCCTGGTCGATCTTGTAGGGCAGCGCCTTGACCGCGCGGACCTCGACCACCGTGGGGCGGCGCAGCTCCAGTTCGGTGAGCTCTTCGCCGTGGGCCTGAATGGCAACGGCCAGCTTATGGGTGGTCATTGCCAGACCCCCTTGGTGCCGTGGAACTCAAGCTCGGTGGTGCCGTCCTCGCCATTGGCGGTCGGCTCATCCACCAGGTAGGCGCCCGACAGGGTGTGCACCTTGCCGTTCTTGAACTCAGTGGTGATGGTCATATCGGTGCCCTTGGTGATGGCGCTCAGAGGAAAATCCGGCGCGAGCACCGCGGTCACCTTCACCCAGGCGTGGTTGTCCTCTTCCTTGAAATAGCCCGGGACGACGGTCTCGCGCTTCACGTTCATCAGCGGCGCCTCGGCACCGCCCTTGAGCATGAGCTGGACGCCGTCCACCTTGACGTAGCAGGTACCTGCGACTTTCTGGCCCATGTGTTGGGTCTCCAAACAAAAAGGCCCGCACGTGGCGGGCCTGGGGGTGGGATGGCGTTACGCCGCGTCGGTGGCGTACTGCAGGCGGAACTGGTTGAGCAGTGCGAAGATCCGCAGGCCGTTGATGTAGTCCGGCGGGAACAGCACGTTGACCCGATTGGGGTTGGTGCTGGAGCGCTCGACGATCAGGTGCGCCTGGAAGGCCTCGGCGTTCTCGACGTGGCCGTCATCTTCCATCTTGCCGTACTCGCTGATCAGCTCACCGCGGATCACCGCCGGGGTGACGATGGGCTGGCCGGAGCCGAACTGGGTGCCATCGTTGGCCAGCTTGTGGCGACCGTACTTGCTGGTGATGATCGACTTCAGCCGGCGCAGGATGTAGGCCGTCTGGTGCATGGTCTCGCTGTCCAAGTAGCTATCATCGGGCTGGCCGAAGGAGTTTTTCTGGTAGGTGGTGACTGCGCGCTGGATGCGCATGTAACCGCCCTCGAAGTAGAGGGTGCCAATGCCATAGTTCAGCAGCGACTGCCACTCGGTCAGGGTAAATCGGGTACCGGCCGGGGCCGGATCGAGGCCCGGGATAGCGCCGGACTGGGTGGGGCGGCTCGGATCAGCGGAGATGAACACCGCTTGGCGAGCCATCGCGGCAGCGGCCGCCACCCAGACCGGCTGGGGAACGCCAGGCTCCAGGCCGAAGGTGGTCACGTGCTGGTCGTTGCGCAGCTGGCCAGCGGCCACCAGAGTGCCCAGGGTGCCGCGGCGCGCGCTATAGACGTGGCCATAGAGCTGCTTGGCCCAGGACCAGCGGCCGGCGCTGTCATCCATGGCCAACTTCCAGGCGTCGAGGCTGGTGGTGTCCGTCCAGGGCATGCAGATGAACTCGAACGGTTCATCGCCCAGGGCAGCCAGCGCGGCGATCTGATCGGGAACGCCGGTGCCGCCAGCCATGGCCGTCAGCGCCACGGTCAGCCCCGCAGGGGTGCGTTCGCCGTTGGCCACGCCCAGACGGTTCAGCAACAGGCTGATGTCCAGGCCGGAGGCGCCCTTCCACTTCGCGGTCAGGGTGACCACGCCGTCGACGACGGAAGCCAGTACCGGCAGGTCGGGGTTGGCGTTGATCTTGGTCGCCAGCGAGGAAGCTGCAGCCGCCGGAGCGGCGCCGGACACTACCGATGCCTGCACCCGAGCGCCACCGACGTACAGGCTGATCAGCCCGGCCTCGGTCGCGGTGCCGGTGATGGTCACCTTGCCCGTGGCAGCGGCGCCGTCCGCGGCCGCCAGCGGAAGACACCAGATCTCACCGACCGGGTCGATGTTGCGCATGGCCTGGTACATGGCGGCCAGCATGGAGCCCTGACCGGCGATGCTCTTGGCCTGGGCCAGACTGGACACCAGGGTCAGCTTGCCGATTTCCGGAGCGGTGGCGAGGTCATTGACCTGGCCCACCAGCAGGCGACGGAGGGTGGTTGCACCACTGTTCGCCATGGAATTGTCCATCTCGGCGTAGAACAGCGGGACGCGGATGTCGCTCGGGATGTTGCTGAAGCCGACGCTCATTTGGTCTTCGCCTCTTTGCCAGGGGCCAGGTCGGCCGATTGAACGGTGACGTCGCCGTCAGCGATGCGCCGGCGCCAGTAGGGGGAGTCGAGCACGTCGCGGCCTTCGTCGGGCAGCAGCTCGCCGGACTCGGGGTCCGGTACCGACCGGTTTTTCGCCGGCACTACGGTGATGCGAGTCATGGGAGATCCTCTTTGAGTTTCGCTTCGATACGCCCATCCGGGCCGGGTTTTGCGCGGTTCGGGTCTGCCGGGTCGATGCAGTCCACGTCGATGTCGACGCCCTCCAGCCGCGGGAGGCCGTCCAGTTCGTACTCGTGCCAGGTCTCGGCAGGGTCGCTGCTTGCGGTTCGCCCCAACTGGAAGGCGGTGGCGAAGGAATAGCGGTAGAGCACCTGGGCGCGATCGATCTTGAACAGCTCGCCGCCGTCGTAGGTGATCGGCTCCAAGTACTCCTCGGACTTCCAGCCAATCAGCGCCCGCCACAGCTGCACGCGGACGTCATGGACCTGGTCGACGTTGCCCATGCCGACTTCGTCTGCCGAAGCCATCACCACCAGCACGTCGAAGGTGTCGGTGATGTCCTGGCGCACGCCGTTCTGGAGGTCGTTCTCGCCGGCATCGTCACCGGTGGCCACGACGAAGGCGGCAGGCTTGGCCATCTGCTGGCTCAGCGCGATCTTTTCGAGATCGATGCCGCCGGACACCCGGCCGGCGAAGATCGGGCAGTACTGGCGCAGATGCGCAACCACCGGTGAAATCTTCATGGCTTTCCTTCGGGCATAAAAAAACCCCGCCGGAGCGGGGTTCTGAAAATTCGTATTCAGTGCATGGGATGACTCACGCCTTCAATCAGACGCTTAACATCCATTGGGTCCGAGACCCCTCGGAAGACGACGTTACTGATGCCACGCCCAGTAATCTTGACGTTCCCGTAGCCGAAGATTCGGCCTCCAATTCCTTGCTGCAGCTCTACCGTCTCGATTGAGTTGAGCTTCATTTCTTCGGTTCGGCGGCTGATGATTCCGCGCTTCACGATTACCCGCTTATTTGTCAGGCCTTGCTCCTGAAAGCGGATATTGAGCCACATAAGCAAGGCCACGACTCCCGTGACCCCCACGGTGAAAGGCGCCAGGAGGACCATGATCCAGACACCGACCCAGTAGAGCCAATGCAACTTGAAGACAGCCTCTACCAACTCACCGCGCGACAAAGACCCCTTGATGTACGCAGGGATTTTATCTAGAGGAACAGCGTTGATCGTGGGGCGAGCATCTTCACCTACTGGCGCGGCGCGCACTGCGCCGGCGGTGTGGCCAGTTGATCGCGATTGGGAGTAGGCCAGCGCCTTCTCATAGCTGGCGCCGCATTCCGGGCACATCAGCGGATCGCCAAAGGCGGATACAGGCGAGTCGGTACCGCAAGCTGGGCACTGCATACAAAACCTCCTTGTGAGAAAGGCGTCACAGTAGCTTGCAAGTTCAGTCCGCGCACGCCACTGGCAATACAAGGCGACGAACCGTACCAATAGGCCGACTATTTCAACGCCTGGGAAAAGGCGCGACTCAGCAGCGCCCTGACCCGGCCGGCCCGGTTGTCCAGCGCGTCCTCCATGAAGTTGCGTCGCGGTGCGATCCGCCAGCCACCGGTGGACGCTTGCTTTGCGTGGCTCTTGCCGCGCTTGGCGCCACGGCGGACGCCGTAGAACAGATAAGCCGGATAAAAGTCATCGCCCATGGCGGCGGTCTTCTTGGGCTCGATCTTCACCAGGAAGCCCGGCCGGCTGACGCGATAAGTGATAGAGCGACGGAGCCGGCCAGTTCGCCGGGCCGGGTACTCGCCGCGCCGGGAAGGCCCGCCTTTGCTCACCAGGCGCCGGCCCTCGGCCTGCACCACCCTGCCCGCCTGGCGCATCGCCTTGCGGATATCCTTCTTGTCGAAGTCGAGACGGCCGTAGGACTCGAAGCCCTCGACGTGCAGATAGACAGCCGGCCTAGGCATAGAGGCCTCCAGAGTAAACCTGGTCGCCCAGCTCCTCGACCTCGATCATGGTGAAGCGCTTGGCACCGTTCATGGCGGTGCAGCGCCGGACGCGATAGACCGTCTGCCCGTGCAGGATCTCAATGTCGGTGGTCAGCTCGCCCAGGTAGCGCACGATTACGCGGTGCGTGATCTTGACGTCGGTCTGGACGCTGCCGGTGTAGATGGCGGTTCCTACCGGGACGATCTTGGCCCAGCGCAGACGCTGCTCGATAAAGTGGGACTCGACGCCCATGTCGGCGGCGGGTAGATCAGCGCGCCGGCGGATCAGCACCCGCTTGTCCAGCTCGCCGGCCCGGGGCTCGGTGTAACCGGTACGGCTGTCCATCAGACGCCCATCCTCACTCGGTAGGGATTCAGCAACTGCCGGGAGTTGAACGGCAGCTCATAGACGTTCGACACCAGCACCACGTCCTCACGGTTGGCATAGAGGTGGCCCAGGGTCAGCAGAACCGCGGCCTGGATCGCCGGCGTGATCACCATGCCGGCGGCAATGCTCTCGATGTCACCCCGCTGCCGTGCGAACGACAGCTGAGCACGATCCAATGCCGCCTGGCGATCGCCATAGTCCACGACGAGATCGGCGGTGGCCAGGGCCTGCTCGTACCGAACGCGCGAGGCATTCACCGCCCCGGGCACGGTAGCGAGCGCGGCATCCAGAGATGCCTGATCAGCATAGAACCGGCGCTGCAAGTACTGGCTAGCCGATTCCTCGGCCGCATCGAGCTGAGCCTGGATCAGGGGCTTGTCGGCGTCCTCATCCACGCGCAGGTGCAGCAGCGCGGTCTCTATGCTGATCACGGACATCGATTACTCCTCGGGAGCCTTGAAGGGCTCGCCGCCTTTGGCCAGGCGCTCGGCCTCGGCCTTGGCTTCGTCATGGGTGCCGGAGAAGTCACCGACCGGCTTGTCCTCGGCGTCGACCACCACCCACTTGCCAGCGCCCTTGTGCTTCGCTTTGAAAGCCGGATCAGCGGGCGGTGTGGCGGTGTTCCCGGCGAGCGAGGTGCTGGTGAGGGCACCGCCGGCGGGGGCGACTGGGTTGCTGAGGGTCACCTCGGCGGCCTCTTCGCCGTCGTGCTGCTCGGCATACTTCAGCTCGATCAGTTCGCGGCCGTGCTGCTCGTCGGTGACGAACACGCGACCCTCGGTAAGCGTCTGGCCGCCCAAGAACAGCGGCTTCAGGGTTTTCATCTTCATCGCTGGCTCCAAAGGGCCGCCGGAGCGGCCCTGGTGAGGGTTACGCCGAGGCGGCGGGGGCAGTGAAGGTGCCGTAGACGAAGGCCTCGGGACGCTTCACGGCCAGCGCCAGTCGCTCTTCGCAACGGATGGTGACCATGTTCTTCTCGAAGTCGTCGGCGTTCTCGGTCGAGATCACCACGTTGGCATCTTCGCGATCGAAGAGCTGAGCGCCGGTCTGGAAGGCCCCGGTCAGGAACTTGCCCTGGAAGGCAGCGATCTCGGTGGCCACTACCGGCAGGCCCCACAGCAGCGGGCCGGCCAGGCCGAGCGGGTTCGCCAGGATGTAGCGGCCCAGGTCGTCCTTGGTCAGCTCGATCTTCGCCCAGTCAATGAAGTGCAGGACGTGGCCGGAGGCCGGCAGGCGGGCCAGCTGGCACTGCAGCATAGCCAGACGCAGGTCGTCGATACCGGTCTGGTCCTGGACGGAGAAAGCCGCGCTGTATGCCGAAGCCTGCGGAACGATACCCTTCAAGTGGGCGCCGGTGCCGTCGCCGAACAGGATTTCCTGCTCCTCGACGTACTTCAGGCCGAAGCGCATCTCGATGTCGATGGTCGACTGCAGCTGCGACATGTCGTCGAGGATCTGCTTGGAAGCCTTGAACATGTGCGCCAGGGTGCGGACCGGGGTGATCTTCTCGGCGAAGGCGATATCGCTGTAGGGCTTGGTGGTGTTCTCGACCACTGCCGCGCCGCGGTTGGTGAAGCCGGTCATCTGCACCCAGTAGATGGTGTTCGACTCGGTGCGGCCGGGCGCGATCAGGTCGCGGATGAACAGACGCTGCTTCGGCGTCGCATCGATGCCGGGCAGACGATCCGGAGCCACAATGGTGCCGGGCACGTTGGCGCTCAGCAGGGCAGCCTGAACCGGAACGCTCACGCGCTTGCCACCTTCGAGACTGGCGGCGAAATCCTTCAGCGCCTGGCTCTTGATGACCATCTGGCCGGCGCTGGCCTGGGCGGCGGGCTGCATCTGGCCAGGGGTGCGGGCGAATTCCTGCTCCAGCTCGCCGAGCTGAGCCTTCAGCGCCTTCTCGGCTTCGGTGAGGGTGTTGAACTTGGTGGCCAGCTCGTCGACGACGTTCTTCGTCTCGGCGGACAGGTTGCCAGCCTTCTGCGCCTCTTTCAGCGCATTGTCGGCGGTCTTGCTGAACTCGTCGGTGGCGGTCTTCAGCTCGGCGGAGACCTTCTTCAGCAGATCAGCAGTGGACATGTCGGTCATGATAAATCCTCGTTATCGGGTAGCGGCTGCCGCGAAGCGGGCCAGAGCGGCCTGCAGGTCGGCGATGGGTTCGGCCAGGTCGGCCTGGTGGTCGGCAGCGTCGCGCGTACCGTCAGGGGCAGCGCCAGGCGTACCCTTGAGTTCTTGGATCAGGGCCCGGCGCTCGGCGCGCGGGATGCCCTGCTTGGCCAGCAGCGTGTCCATGCGGCGCGCGGCCACCTGGTGGGGCGCTGCCGCCTTGGTGTCTTCGGTGGTGGCGTCGGAGTCCAGCAGGCTGTCGGCGAACCCGGCGTCGACGGCGGCGGTACCGCCCATCCAGGTCTCGACGTCCATCAGCTTGGCCATGTCCGCGGCCTTGTCGCCGGTCTTGACGGCGTAGATGTCAGCCAGGGTGCCGTCGATCTGCTCCAGGAAGGTCGCGATCTCGCGCAGCTCGTTGCGGTCGCCGGCGCCGATGGTCCAGCTGTTGTGGATCATCAGGAAGCCGGCCCGGGCGATCTGCACCTCATCGGCGGCCATGGCGATGAAGGAGGCGGCCGAAGCGGCCAGGCCTAGCACCTGAACGGTCACCTTGCCCTTGTGCTCGCGCAGCAGGTTGTAGATGGCCAGGCCCTCGAACACGTCGCCACCGGGGCTGTTGATCTTGACCGTCACGTCCTTGTCGCCGATGGAGCGCAGCGCCGCGCTCACGCGCTTGGCCGTCACTCCCTCCCCCGTCCACCAGTCGAACCCGATCGGGTCGTACATGGTGATGGTGGTGTCGTCGGACGCCGCCGCCTTGATCGCGGGGTTCCAGCGCTCCAGGGCCAGGGGCATCAGGTCGCACTGGATCTGCGCGCGCGGCCGGGCCTCCGGCGCTGCCGGAATGGTCTTGAGGGTCATGGGTTACTCCGGTTTCTGGTCTTGCGATGCGGCGGGGAACAGCCAGGCGGCCAGCGCCGAGCGAGCTTGCTCGCCGTCCTGGGCCTGGCCTAGCTGGTCAATCGGAAGCAGGTTGGACTGGACGGTGTAGACATCACCGCCGGGGATAGGCGGCAGGTTCTCCAGGCGCCGGACCTCGTTGCGGCTCATCCAGCCGTTCTGCAGGCCCGTGGTGTAGAACTGGGCCCGGCCTGCGCTATCAGCCCGCAGCAGGCCCTCCACCGAGTGCTCGGCGAAATACTGGTTGTCGTTGCCCAGCAGGCACCGGCCGATCTCCTGCTCGATGTTCTCCAGCAGGGGGCGCAGGCCGTTGGTGAGCCATTGCAGGTTCATACCCTCGACGCTCGACGCCCAGGACGACTGTTTGTCCATGTGGCCGACCATGAAGGGCGGAACGCCGAACCAGCGGCAGATCTCCTCCACGCCGAAGTTGCGGGTCTCCAGCATCTGGGCCGCTTCGGGGTTCATGGTGATCCCCTGGTACTTCAGCCCGTGCTCGGCCACCATCACCTTGCCAGCGTTCTTCGAGCCGGCGAAGCGCTGCATGCTGCGCTCGAGGTCAGCGCGCTGCACGTCGCTCAACTTGGCATCCGTGCTGAGGATGCCGGAGATCTGCAGGCCCTGGGCGAAGACCTTGTTCGCGGCTTCGTCGGCCGACATGGCCGAGCCCAGCACCTCGCGACCCGTATGGACCGGCGACATACCGCAGACGCCATCCAGGCCAAAGCCGCGGATGTGCATCAGATCCTTTTCGGCGATCTCCCGCTGCAGTCCGTTCTCGGTGTAGGTGTACTGCAGCCGGCCAGTGTCCAGTCGCTTCACGACCATGTTCTGCGGCAGCAGCGGGATCAGGGCGACGATGCGCCCACCGACGCGCTTGATCTCGATGAACGCATTGCCGCGAAGCAAAACGCTCACCACCAGCATGAGCCGGAAGCGCGCCGGGGTCATCTCGGCATTGGGCGAAACACACAGCACGCGATAGACCGGGTGATCTACCGCTGCCTGGCGTGAGCCATCCGCGCGCCGCTCATAGAGGCGCAGCGGAAGGGTCGATACCGTTTCCGACACCAGCCTGACGCAGGCCCAGACCGCGGATAGCTGGATCGCCTTGTCGACGGTCACCACCTTGCCGCTGGAGGTCTGGCCGAACCACTCTTTCCAGAATGACCCGTCCTTGAGGCCGATCGGCACGCCCAGCCAGTTCATGAGCGCGGCTCGGACCCGGCCGGGTTGCTTGTCGCGCGCCATCAATCGATTCCTATCATGATCGGGTTGGAGAAGAAGCCGGAGCTGCCGGCCAGTGCTTCAGGGTTGAGCGAGATCAGGGCGACGGCCATGAAAACGGCCATCAGCGGGTCGATCTTGGCCGAGCCGCTGGCTTGCTTGGTGATCAGGATCGAGTTGCCTTTCGGCTCAACCCGGGCGTTACCGCAGCACCAGGCCATCATTGGCTGACCACCGTGAATCAGGCCGCCCTCCGCCAGCTTCCGCTCGGTGGTCTTGATCGCGCCGCCGAGCTTCCAGCCCTGCGAGATGCCGGTGATCTTTTCCGGGGGGATGCCGGCAGCGGCCAGCGCCTCCAGAATCGCGCCGACGCCCTGGGGGTCGAGCCCGATCATGTCCAGCAGGCCGGCCTGCTCAACCTGGGCAGCCAGGTCAGCAACGTCCTCGATGTCTTCGCCGATGTGCTCCACCAGGGTCAGGTGACCCTCTTTAGCGAAGTCTCGGAAGCGCGGTGCCTCGGCCTTGCGGCGCTCCAGTACTGAAGGGTGAGCCCAGGCGTGGGTCCAGACCAGCCAGCGGCGGGTGCCGATCTCACGGCCTACCGCAGCGAAGCCGAGCAAGTCATCCAGACCGCCGCCGTCGATACCCAAGTCGACCACTTCGCAGCGCTCGATCAAGTCGTCCAACGACTGGCAGAACGACACGCCCTGCTGCTCCCAGAAGTCAGCACCCGCCCAGCGGTCAGCCAGCAAGGCCAGGCCGATCTCGACGTTGAGATGCTTGGCCAGGAAGCCGCGGAACGACTCTTCGCCGTCCAGCTGCGCTTGGGCATAGCCGCGCTCGATGAAGGCCTCATCGACCGATAGCCCCAGGTTGGGGTTGGTCACATAGGCGTTCGCCGCATCCCGGTGGGCGCCGGCGTCTAGCATGGCCTTGGGAAACTCGTACAGCACCGGCAGGAAGGAATTGTCCTTGATCTTGCCGTCCCGCACCTGGCGGGCATACAGCAGCTTTTGCCGGAAGACGCCGGCCGGTGGCGCATCTGACTGGGTGGTGGCCCAGATGATGAAGCCCTCGGGTCGAGAGGCCAGGCCGCCGGTGGCCTCACGCAGCATCGCCTCGGCGTTGGCGCGCTTCCCGAAGATCCAGAGTTCGTCGACGAAGATGCCGATGGCCTTCTTGCCGCCCACGGCCTCACTGTCCGCCGCCACCACCTTCAGGGTGGCGTTCGTGTCGCGATGGGTGATCGTGCGTAGGTGATCCTGAACCTTCAGCAGAGCCTTGAGCTCTTCGTCGGCGTTCACCATGTCCCGCATCGGGATATAGCTGTTGTCGGCGATCTCCTTGGTGGGCGCCAGGATGATGAACTCACCTGATGCGCGCCAGTTCATCAGCAGCGCCGTCAGCATGATGCCGGCGGCGATCGTCGACTTCCCGTTCTTCTTGCTGATCAGCAGCATGTACTCGCTGACCATCCGGCGCCCGGTCTCCGGATCGTAGGAGCCGAAGATGGCGGCCACGAAATCGGTGACCCACTGCCGGACGGTCTCGCTCATCAGCGGGCTGCCGGCGGCGTCCATCATCCGCAAGGCGCCGAAGCGGTCCAGAGCCTCGTCGGCTTCCTCCTGGAACAGCGGCGGGAACGGGATCAGCGACTCGCGAGCAACGATGCGCCTCTCCCAGTCTGGGCAAGCTGTCGTCCATTTCATCAGCGCACCACGGACAGCGGCGGCTTCCGGGAGCCGAATCGGCCCTGGGCCACTTCAGATGCCTTCACCTGGGCCTGTTCTTTCTTGCCGAGCTCGCCCTTCTTGGCGTGCTTATAGGGCAGCAGCGCCTTGGCTGCATCGATCCGCAGCTTCGGGTCTTCCAACTCGTTCGCCATCATCCGCTCGAGGAAGGCGATGGGATCGTTACCGCTAGCCTCGGTCTCTGCCGCGCGCTCGGAGTTAACTTTTTGGGTCTCGGCTTTAACTTCTTCCTTGGCCTGGTCGAATTTGCGCCGGCGCTCCAGATAGGCGAGGACATCGGGATCCTTCGCCAGCTTGGAGCCCGCCTGGGGCGCGGTTTTCTCGCTGTATCCAGCGTCGATTGCGGCCTTCTTGTTGCTGGCTCCCGAGAGGAGCGCGTCAGCAAATCGCCGCTTCTTCTCGGTTAATGCCATTTAACTTTTTCCTGAAACGGGAAAAAAATCTGCGAATGGGAGGGCAGGCGGTGTCCGCCTCTTCAGGTCGTGAGGATTTACCCCACCCCCTCCCCTGATGCACCAGAATGGTGCAGATTTGAGGGATATGACGTGCTACACGTTCGCCAGCCCTTCCGCCTACTGGGTGGCGCAGTACCAGGGGCTATCCGCGGCCCTGGCCAGCCTCGCGCGCGGTCTTGGATCGATGACAGGGAACACACAGCGCCTGCAGGTTGGCATCGTCATCGCTTCCGCCTTGGGCGATGTTGATGATGTGATCGACCTCCAGCTGCAGGGTCACCAGGCCGCAGGCCTGACACGTATGCAGATCGCGCTCTTTGATCCGATCGCAGGTACGACGCCAGGGCCTTCCGCCCCGGCCGCTACCCCATCGATCAACCTGGGGGGTGGCCCCGGTCTTCGCTAGAGGGCTGACGTTCATCGTCGCTAGCTTGGGCTTGAGGTTGGTCAGCGTGGGCATGGTCGTTTCCTAGCAGTGCGGCCCGGGTCTTGCGATAGGCCAGCTTGGCCGCCTTTCTCATGCGTTGACGCCGGGCGAGACAGCCGTGACATGTCACGATCCGCTGCTCGCCCAGCGGATGCCGATCAGGATGCCCAGCACGAGAATCAGCAGAGTCCAGACAGCGGGAATGACCAGGGCCTCGAGTGAACCGATCGGCTCGTCATCCGCCGGGCAGCGCATAGGCGGAGGGAGTGGGGGCGAAGCCTTGTTCATGGGTATTCCTCCAGCGGCGCCTTGCGCCCACCCCATTGCTCGGGCAGCGCACAGGCCGTCACCTCAAGCTCGTACATCTTCTGGCCCACGCTATCGCCCGGCGCCGCGGCATGGATGGTGCGCATGTCGGTACGGCAGTCGGTGATCCGCCCGACGACGCCAATGCCACAGCCGAGCACGAAGACGATGGCGCAGGCGATCAGGTAGTGGACGGTCTGCTTGAGCCGCTTCACTGCCTGGCCTGCTGCCGGCGCTCGGAAACCCGGCGGTCTCGACCAACGATCAGCGATCCGACCCGGTGGAAGATGTAGCCGGCAATGAAGACCGAATGCCCCACCACCAGGGCACTGCCGTCGCTGTTGTTGACCAGCTTCCAGGGCTCGGCGTACCAGAGCTGGAGATGGCCGAGCATCAGCAACACGGTCGACACCATCAGGAAGGCGATCTCGGCGTGGTCGTCCTGGCGGAACCGGCCGCCCAGAGACAGGAAGACGGCGCAACGGCCGATCACCAGCGCATAGGCCACAAGGGCAATTATCGAAACGATGAACATCAGGGGCCTCCGGGGCTGAAGCGCTCCACAGCAGACTTGACCTTGACCTCCAGCACCCCGAGCACCGGGTAAGCGAAGAAGCCCAGCAGCATGATGATGCCGGCCCGGTACTGGTTGGAGACGTCGATGAACTCGCCGGCCACCTTGCCCACGAAGAACGCCACCACCAGCTTGCCGACGAAGGTTCGCCAGTCGAAGCGCATGGCTGTGGCACCGGGGTAGAACAGGCTGGCTAGTCCGCCCAGCATTCCGAGGAAGCCGACCAGCGCCCAGTCCAGAAGCTTCTCCACTGGCTTGGTCCTCTCGGAAATGAAAAAGGCCCGCCGAAGCGAGCCTTGAGAATTGACGCCCGTTGCCAGGCGGACCCGAAGGTCATGTGCCCCTGAGGGGCTGCCTACTGTCGTCACGACGTTGGCGTTTGGATCAGGGGACCGGAGGTGAGTTATCCGGCTTTGGCGCAACCGTCGGGACTCGAACCCGCAACCTTGGTCGGCAACGCCACGCGCCAGGGGAATTTAGCCCCCAAACCCAAAAAGATCGCTGCACATCACCACTGTGCAACCCCTGAATCTGGAAAGCCCAGCGCTATGGCTGGGCTTGTGTGCCGCTGCATCTTCATCATTCGCAGGATCGGCAAGATAGGGAAATAATCGGCCAAACGGCCAATCCTGTCAAGCAACTTCCCTATCGAAAAATTCCTGACCTTCCAGAAGATGGATTGCAGCAGAAATCGCCAAATCCAGGGCTTCGTTTAGCATCTCGTGGATGTAGCCCCGCCAGCGCCGCATGGTGCGCTCGGAGGTGCCCTGGTTGTTGTCCCAGCGCGCCATGTCGTAGATGTTCTCGCGCAGCACGATGGTGGATCGCTTGCCCTCGACGCCGGCGCGCTGCGGCATGGCCCAGGCCAGGACGGCGTAGGACTTGAAGTGGCTGTGCGCTGGGGTGGCGATGATCCGCGCCAGGCGCTTGATGGCCGGGCCGCGCTCTGCGGTCTCGATGGTGTAGCGGGCGATCAGCGCATCCCAGTGCCGATCCTTCAGATGTCGGCGCAGGAAGGCGCGATACTCGCAGTCCAGCTCGAAGCGCTCCTGGCGCGACAGACTGCCGAAGCCCCCTCTCCCATCCTGATCGGCGTCCACCCAGGCAGCGGATGCGGTCTTGCCCTCGCTGCCGGCGAGGAGGATGCGGACCAGGGCGGATACCTTGCTACTGCTGAAACTCTGCATGGTCAGTCTCCGGTGTAATGCGAGAAGCCGGCGCCGCGGCGGTTGTTCTCTTGGGTCGGCTGCGTCCGCTGCAGGGTTGCCAGCTGCTGTTCCAGGTGCAGAAGGCGGTGACTCAGGGTAAAGACGAGGTCCTCGGCGGGCATGGCCTGGCCAGTGGAGTGGTCGACCCAGCCGGTACCGGCGCAGGTGTCGCACTCCATCTCGTAGAACAGGCCCTTGGTGACGCCGCGCCCGTGACATGTCACGCAACGCGAAATTGGCTTCACCTTGCGGGTGAGGTCAGGCCCGTGCTGCTTGCGCATTGGCCCTCCGGTCGATCTCGGCCTGAATCTGCTCCCGCTCACCCAGGGCCTGTGACATGTCACGCTGGGCCTTCTCTTGCCCGGCACGGTTGACGCTGGAGCGGTCCTTCCAGATGCGCCCACCCAGGCGGGAGCCAGGGCGACGGGCCGACTGATAGCCGCGGCATGCGTGCGCGGTGCTGGCGGCGTTCGTGTACAGCTCCTGCAGCACCATCCGGCGCTGGCGCAGGTCTTCGTCGCTAGCGTTGGCCAGCCGCTGGGCAGCCAGGGCATTGATCTCGGCGATCAGCTCGCGGGCGTTCTCCGGCGCTGCCAGGCGCGCCTCGTCGTGGTGGCTCAGGAAGACGACCAGCGAGTGGCCGAGGATCTGCCGAGCCAGGCCGGCCAGGTCTTGGGCTGGGTGGTTCATGGGCGGGCCTCAGTGGCAGGCAGGCGGAGGTAGGCGGTCAGGTGCTCGCGGGCGTCGTGCACACCACGGCACACGATGGCCAGGTAACCCTCGTCGGTCAGGCGATGCAGAGCGGCCAGCTGGCTGGGCGATACCGCAGCGTCGTGCGGCGGGGTCGCCTTGAACTCGATGCGCATGCCGAAGTAGCCGCCCCTGGCGATGTCGACGTTGATGTCCGGCATCCCAGCGCGCACGCCCTGACCTTTCAACTTACCGGCCGTGGCCTTGTGGCGGTGGCCTCCGTTTGGCACGTGGTAGATCGACTTCGCTTCCTTGGGGAATGCCAGCTCAAGCCAGGTGAACAGCTGGGTCTGCTCGATGCCTTCCCAGTCGGTGGGCTTCTTGCGGGTGCGGATCTCACGCGTCGCGGACCAGGGCTTCAGGGCGGCGGTCATGCCTTCCTCCCACACCCGCAGCGCAAGCAGCGAATGCGCTTGTCGCGGATAAGCTCGGAGACGCCGACGGTCATGAAGCCGAAAAAGGCGCGCGTCCCAAGCGACTCGCGGTCACCCATGAGGTCGACGGCGAACTGCTCGTGGGGCGTGTTGGCATCGCAGCGCGAGCAGAACCGGATGACGTCCTTCATGCGGCCCCCTTGATCGTCATCAAGCCCTGACTGATCCAGATAGCCTGGGTCTCGCCAGGGCCCGGATGATGTCCTGAGGATCGACGCCGCCCTGGCGCCGGCCATCCAGCAGGTCGTGGCAGCTGCTGCAGGCGAACACGGCCATGTTGTCCGGGCTCTTCAGGCCCATGCCCTTCTGTCCGCAGGCGATGTGCGCCAGCACCGTCGTCTCGGGATTGAAATTACAGGTACCGGGGATGCGCAGGGTGCATTCCTGGCCGCGGGCGCTGTCGCGGAGCTTCTTGGATTGGGCGCGGCTCATTTGGTCATCACCCACACGATCGTGACTGTATTGATAGCCAGCAGGAAGGCGTGGGTGATAGCAGCGTGAACCGCTCTCGGGTCATGTCGCTCTCTTATCAAGGCGCCGATGGCGAATGCCAGGACGGCTTGGGCCATGGCGACCATAACTGCAACGATGAGTGTCATAGCTCGCGACCCTCCACGTCGCCCAGCATGTCGCCGAATGGACGGCGCGGCTCCGGCGCATGGCGCTTCACTGGCTGGGCCAGCTGCTGCTCACGGTCGCGGATGTAGGCCCCGGTGTGCTGGACGTGGGGGCCCATGCCGTTCATGCCATTGCCGCGTCGAAAGCCCTGGTCATATGCCAGGCGGCGGGCGTCGTCGTATTCCTCCTGGGTGAACATCATACGGGCAGCCCTCGCACGTCCATTCCCGCTTCCAAGTCGTCAAGCAGCTCGTATTTGCTCTGCGGCTCCTGCTGGTGCTCAGGAGAGACGTCGCCGCGTAGCGGACGCAGGTGTTGCGGAGCGCAACCGGCCAGGCTGCTCTTGACCAGCCCCTCTTCGCAGTTGCGATAGAGATCAGGGGCAGTGACGATCCAGAGTCCATCAGGGCCTGCCTCGAAGATGCCGTCGTGATAGAACCGCTCTTCGCCGGGCTCCAGAAAAACTGCGCACTCGACGGCTCGACCGATGTTCTCAGTGACGCTGAAAGCGCCGATGATCATGGCCAGATCACCCGGCTTGAAGTTGTGATTCATGCTACGTCGGCCTCCGGCCAGATGATGCGAGCGCAGTCCAGAGCCTCGTCGCGGTTGATTTGGGCGCCGACCATTGCGAAGGGCGCGCGATTGGGGAGCAGGACCATCCAGCAGGCCTTCACGAACGGCGGCCCAGCGCGGCGCGCATCTTGGCCAGTTCGGCGGTGACGGTTTCCGGCTTGGCCGGGGTGGACACCTCGGCAGGCAGGGCTTTCGGAATCTCGCGCAGCGGCTGGCCGGCGGCGACCATGCGGCAGGCGATCACGTAGTTGCGCTCGAACAGCTTCCGGCCGGTGTCCTCGTTCAGGCGGAACAGGTTGCTGAGCCCGGCCTCCATGGCGGCGTGGTGAACAGCCGGATGGCTCCAGCGGGCGCCCTGCCCCACAGCCGGGTGCGAGTTACGGGCAGCCTCCTGGAAAGCCTTCTCGGTCGGCGGCAGGCCCAGTTGCTCGGCGGTGGGCTGGCACCACTCCACGAACTTGCCTACGCTGGGCGCGAAATCCTGACCGCTGGCCCGGCAGGTCATCAGGCCGAAGCGGATCTGCTCCAGGGTGTGGATGCCGGCGGCCATCAAGCCCTTGATCCAAGAGCGCTTGGCGCGCTTCAGGGACTCGTCATCCGGCCAGGCCTGCTTCCATGCGGGGAAGATGGACTTCAGTTCGACGAACAGCGCGTTGACGACCTGGGCGGTGCCCTCGTCGACGCTGGCCGGCGCCGGCTGGACTATCGGACGCGGCTGGCTGAAGTCCACGTGCTTGACGATTTCGGTAGCGTTTCGCATCACAGTCCACCCTCGTTCAGGTCATTGGCCCAGCTGGTGTCGTCGTCGTTCGGGCCGGCGCCCGGGCCCTGCTGGCGCTTCTGGCGGTTCACCAGCCATTCGCACTTCAGGCCGCGCCAGCCGGAAGTCATGGCCTCGGCCAATGCCTGGTCAGCGCTGATGCCGTGAACGGCGGCCTTGGCCAGTTCGGCCAGGATGGTTTTCCAGATCGTGGCGTTGACGGGCTTCTTGAGTTCGCGGCGGAAGGCCAGGTAGTCCCTGGCGACGTCTTCGGAGATGGCGATCCCGGCGGTGTCGGTGAGGGCCTGCATGTCGGCCAGGCTGAAACCCTTGGCGCGGCTCCGGGGTTGATCAGGGGCGGTCTCGGGATCGTTCGAACCAGCCTCACCGGTTGCGCTCGCCGCGCCCTCGCGGCCTTGCTCTTGGTTCTGTTCTTGGTTCAGTGACGTATTGGGTGCAACGGCTGCACCCCGTTCTGTCGTGGCTTGCACCCCGTGCTGTTGTGAACTGCACCCCGCTCCTTCACCGGGTGCAGCCACTGCACCCCGTTTCAGCTGGAGGTCGTAGACGTTGGTGATGCGGTCCTTCCGGCCGATGTAGGCAGCGGCGATCGCCTGGTTGCCGCGGGTGATCAGGCCCATCTCTTCCAGCAGGTCCAGCTTGTAGCGGACAGTGCGCTCGGACAGGCCGGTGTCTTCAGCCAACTGCTCGGCAGACGGGAAAGCACCACGACCGTCCTGGCCGGCGTAGTTGGCCAGGCACAGCAGCACGTGGCGGGCAGAGGCATCGCCCAGGGTGGTCTTGGGCATCTGCATGGCCCAGGACATGGCTTGAACGCTCATGCGGCACCTTGAAGCTTGTAGGAAGCCCACTTCCCGGCGATCCACTCGATGCCCTTGGGGGTGAACTTGGGGGCGTTGAAGTTGTGGCCATTGCCGGCCTGGCCAGTCTTCACGTGGAAGCGGCCAGCAGCGATGTGCTCGGCGTAGGGGACCCACTCACCGCCCAGGCGGTACCAGACGTGGGCATCGGCCAGGAACAGGCGGAATTCGTTCTCGTTGGCGCCTAGGAGCTTGCAGACCTGGCGGAAGCCCTTCAGGCCAGTGCCTTCCACGTACTGCTCGACAAAGGCCACCTTGGGCGCAGCGGCGGCTATCTGGGCCTGCTGCTGCTCGATACGCTCGGCCTGATCGGCCGCCAGGCGCAGGGCCTCGGCAAAGGTCTGCGGGAGACCATCCGCCGCCTGCTGTTCCAGCAGCATCCAGCGGTCAACCAATTTGGCGGTGAACTCCGGGCAGAGCTGGGCCACGATCACGTAGCTGTCGCGTTTGCCCACCAGGTATTCCAGGTACTGGACCTGGTTCTGCTCGTGGGTGTACGGCGTCGGCGTATACCCACCGATGGCGCCGCGGCCGATCAGGCGCTCAATGGAGCGATAGACGTCGCCGTGGCGAGAACCGACCAGCTCCGCGATCTCGCGGCTGCTCATGGTCAGGGTGTTGCCGGTGATGCTCAGGTCGTTCATACTCGAATCACTCCGAACGTTGTTGTTGCTGTATCGAAGCCCGGTTGCCGCCGGGCTTTTTATTGCCTGCGATTCGCGTACTGGACGGAATCACAGCTATCGCGCATGACTGCTGGCGCAAGGCCACGACGCGGATAATGGGTTCCATAGTCAGGCGGCCCTGCCCGGAGAGGTCTCAGCCAACAGGACGTTGGCGGCCACCCGACCTTCCGATGCATCAGCCAGCAGCGAGGCATAGCGGGTCTCGCCGGTGTAGTCGGTGCGAGGCAGGCTGCCGGCCTTCAGCCACTTGTAAACAGCCCGAGGGCTCACGCCGCAAAGCGCGGCTGCTTTCTCGACTCCACCTGCGGCATCAACCGCCTCTCTGAGCAAGCTCATGGCTTCTCCTGCGACTTAAATTTGTACCCGGAGTACATATTAAGATGGAACTGAAAGTACAGGCAAGCCATGAGATTATTGAACCCATGGTTCATTCATCGGATTTGCGATCAGGGTTCGCTCAACGCCTGAAGAAAGCGATCTCGGCTGCCGGCTGGCAGGACTGGGGCGCAGGCGCTCGCCTAGCGAAAGCCACTGGCGTGACGGCGAAGGCGGCCAGCAAATGGCTCAATGGCGAGGCGGTACCTGGCTCGGAGAAGCTGCTGAAGCTGGCCGACGAGCTGGGCGTTCGCCGGGAGTGGCTGGAGTACGGTGAGGGCGCGCAGCGCCACAGCATAGCCGCGCTAGAATCGCGTGAAGCCCCCAACACCGAAGCGGCCCCGCCCAACCGCGGCAACATTCCGCTTATCAGTTGGGTGCAGGCCGGATCTTTCCAAGAAGCCACGGAGGCCTACGCTCCAGGGATGGCCGAGCAATACCTCCCCTGCCCTGTCCCGCACAGCACCTGGACGTTCGCGCTGCGCGTGCGAGGTGACTCGATGTTCAACCCCCACGGTCCGAAGAGCTTCAGCGAGGGCGACATCATCTACGTGGACCCCGAAGTCGATGCGATCAACCGAAGCTTCGTGGTGGTAAAACTGGTCGATGAGCAAGAGGCCACCTTCAAGCAGCTGGTCATAGAGGGATCGCAGAAGTACCTCAAGGCGATCAACCCCGCATGGCCGCAGCCCTTTTTCCCTATCGACGGCGAGGCCGTGATCATGGGCGTGGTGATAGCCAAGCTCGAGCAGTTCTGACCCTACCGGCACAGGAGGTGCCCATGAATGCGATCAGGTTCTGGAGGGATGTGTGGCGTGGGCGCAACGGCGCCAGGCCCATTGCTTGGGGAATCGCCGCTTTCGCCATGGCCGCAGTCGCGTGCCAAACAACCGGATTGATGGATTAGGAGGAAGGATGGCAGACGATGCGCAACAGGCGTTGCCCAAGATGGTCGACTCGGGAAAATTAGCAGAGGCCTTTCGCCTGAAAGGCGTCAAGCCCAACTGCCCAAGCTGCGACAAGGTCGGGTGGGATTTGAGAACCGGCGGCGGAATAACAGGCGTTACGTTGTCTTTCGGCGATACGGAGGGCAATACGTACATGTACGGGCATTCAGCGATCTGCCTGGTATGCAAGAACTGCGGCTTTATGAAATTGCACGCCCTCGAGTTTTATGGGGACTGTTTGATAGAGGTTCCAGATGGACAACCTGATTGATCAACAGAGCCCGCCATCTCTGGAAAGCGTGAGGGACAAGCTAATCCTGGGAGGCCCCAGATTTGGGACCGTGGGCGTCCGCGACGAACACGACCGCCCGACAATAGAAAACGTTGCCGCCCTATTGTCAGAGTACGAGGCACAAATTGCAGCGATGGCAGCTCGCCTGGAAGGCTATCAAGCTAGGGCTGAATTTGAAGCTGATAGAGCGCATACTGCAGTTATGACAGATCACGACTACCGCCATGAGCTATCCCTTCGCGACGAGCAATTACGGCGCGAGCTAGACCTGCGTCACGAGTCCATGCGACAAGAGCAAGCGATTCGCGACCAAGCTTGGGAGCAGCGATTTTCTGGCTTCCTTGATGCTCAAGCCGAACGGGACAAGAGGCTTGATGAGTCGGTGGCATCTATCAAATCAGACATCTCCAGCCTTGGCAGCTTAAAGCTGAATATTTGGGGCGCAATGTTGACAGCCATTGGCATTCTGGTAGCTATAGCAGGCCTTAGCCTCGCCTTTTATCAGACAGGCAAGGCCGACTCCTCATCACCTGCTAGCGCAACCCAGACAGCACAGAAGACGGCGCCTGCAACTGAGCCCTCCGCAAGGTAGCGCAACAGCTGGCCATCGAATGGGTGGATTTTCCACCCTACTCCCGCGGCTTCCCGCTCTGCAGCCGGTTGATCTCGGCCTTCACCATGTTGCGGTACTGGCTCGGCTCCAAGGCAGCCAGCTCCAGGTCGGCCCAGGCGCGCCAGCCCTTCCCTTTCTTCTCCTTCGCTCCGAAGATCCGCGCCGCGTCACCGTTCGCTCGGTCCTTGTTCTCCTGCCAGTAGGCGAATAGCTCGGCCTTGTGGTCCTCGATGGCGCGGCGCTCGTCCGCTGATCGGTTTGCGAGGTTGTGGGGCATAGCGCGTCTCCTAGTCTGATGCGGGCGCCATGATACTCGCCGAGCAACCGGTGACTCTGCCGCTCGTCTGACATCTGCTTGCCGCTTCGCCCCACTGAAACTACTGTATATTTCAACATTATTTCAGTAAGGATCAGCGGCCATGCCCGAGAAGAAGTCCAAGCCCACCGACGCGAAACCTACGATGACCGTCGCAGAGATGCGGCGCCAGGTCATGCGCGACCGCGTGCAGCGCGCTATCGCCTCTCCCAGCGCCCAGAAGGAGAAGACTGTGCTGCTGGAGCGTCTGGAGGGTGACGAGCCCGCTGACTGGGAGGAAATCCTGGGCGAGCTTGCCGAACACGACAACCTGACCATTGCTCACCGAGATGAGCGGAGCGTCCAGATCTTCTGGACCGTGCCGAAAGACTGAACCCTCCCGAGACCCGCCACTGAGCGGGTTTTCCATGTCACGCACAAAATATGTACTTTTGGTACTTGACTGATATTGAACCTAAGGTACATATTTAACCCATCGGCAGGCCACAACCTGCCAGGCAGCCCCCGGGCCGCCCCGGGTAGCGATCAAGGAGCCCGGGGCTTGAAGCCAGATCCTCGAGATGGGACGCCTCCCCCAAGGTGTGCAGCGTAAAGCACCGAAATGGAGAGCCACCGGCATACCAGCGCGGGTGGCTGTTGGGATCTCAGATCCCCCGAACAAGTAGTCGCCCAGCCGGCGGTGGCGCGTAACACCGGCAGAGCAGTTTTCCTCGCTGGCCTTGGATAGTCAGGGCCAGCCGGGAAGACAACCGAACACCGACAAGGAGTTACCCATGAAAACCTACACCCACGAAGAACTGGCCAAGATCATCGAGAAACACCAGGCCTGGCTGGATGACCAAGAGAACGGCGAGCGCGCCAACCTGAGCGACGCCAACCTGCGCGGCGCCAACCTGAGCGACGCCAACCTGCGCGGCGCCAACCTGAGCGGCGCCAACCTGAGCGACGCCAACCTGCGCGGCGCCAACCTGAGCGACGCCAACCTGCGCGGCGCCAACCTGAGCGGCGCCAGCGGCAACATGAGAGAGATCAAGGCGATCCAGGCTGATTATTGGCCTGTGACATACACCTCGACGCACATGCAGATCGGTTGCCAGCTACACACGCTGGATGAGTGGTGGGTGTTCGATGATGCAGCTATCCGTGCGATGGATAGTCGAGCGCTGGCCTGGTGGGGCGTGTGGAAGCCGATTCTTCAGCAGATCATCGCTGCGTCGCCTGCCGTGCCGTATGCGACGGATGTGAAAAGCGAAGCTGCCTGAGCATCACTGGCTGGCCTTCCCACGAGGGCCAGCCCTGGAGAATTCCATGTCGTCACTACCGTATGCCGCCTGGCTTCGCGGCGAGATGGAAGCCTGCTCCGACCCATTCGTTAGAACCACCGTAATGCTGGCCCATGCAGAAGACATGGCGGCTATGTACAGGCGTCACATCGCTGAGGCGAATAGTCCAGGCGTAGTGGCTTACCTCCGTCGCACCCTGGCCGGCTTCGAAGACCTCATCCAGCAGTACCAGCACGCCGCAGTGGCGTAGGGGCCACCACCATGATCGTAGTTGGGCAATGGCAAGGACGCCTGGGCATGGGCCTGGCGCGCAGAGAGTTGGAATGCGTACTCGGCCTGGCTCGCGGCCAGACGCACAAGGAGATGGCCCGCGACATGGCCATCGCCCCTATGACCGTGACGAAGCGCGTCAGCAGCGCAATGTTCAAGCTCGGCGTCGCTCGGGCCCCGCAGCTCGTGGCCGAGGCCATGAAGCGCCAGATCATCAGCCCGCTCTGCCTGATGCTGGCCGCCCTGGTGGTTGCCCATGCCGCCCTCGATGAAGACCCGATGCGCCGCGACCGCCGCGCGCCGGAGCGCCGTACTGCCCAGGTGCGGGTGATGCGCCGGGCCGAGCAACCAGAAATCAGCGTTTGAGCTTGCCCCGACCTGGCGGGCCGCCCCGAGCGGATATCCAGGCGTCAGCCGGCGGAGCGCATCACCGGCAGCCTGGCATCGGTTCACCAGCATCTCGCCGAGGGCCAGGCCGTATTCCCCACGTCACGGGGACTGTATCGGGAATTGATCGGCGCGAGAACGGATAACAACTGGCCCCAAAGGCATGCGGGGTGTCGTTGAAACCGTCAGTAGCTACCTGGCCAGGGCCGATCAATTCCCGATGCAGCAGACGGAGTCACGCCAGCTGGCAAGCGCCAACAGGAGCTGGCACTGCATCGCCGCCGGCCACGGTTCAACCCTGAAGCCGGCACCCATTCCCCCGCGCCGCTCGGCGCCATCCCGAGACCATCATCATGATCACCCTACCTATCATCGGGCGTAGCCCGGCGGCAGTGATTTCGCGTGCCCGCATGCTGGGCTTCGAGTGCTGGCCCTATCGCGCCGAGCGCACCGCTCGCGGAACCTGGGTCCACTACTACCGCAAGGCCGACCAGGTGGTGCCAGCGCGCCGCACGGCCGACAACCTGCTGCGCACTGAAGGGGAGCTGTCCGCATGATCCCCGACTTCGTGCATGACATCCGGGAGCGGGAGCCGCAGCGCGCCAGCTTGTGCCAGGCAGTCGAGCAGTACCTGGCCGCCGGCGGCAGCATCGCCACCCTTCCCTACCTGGCTCCGGCCGAGCTGACCCGCCCCACGGAGTTCAACACCAGGGCCCCGCGGGTGCGCGGTATCGCCGCCGAGTCCCGATCAAAGAAGCGGGCGGCTGATCAGCACGCTGCCACCTTCGCCGACCTGCTGCAGACGCTGGAGGCTCCCCATGAGCAAGCGCAAGCCGAACAACACCCGAGCGCGGGTTGAGCGCGCCAGCCGGGCGCTGCTGAGCAGCAACTACGTCGGGGTGATCAACATCGATCCGCACGGCGGCCAGTTCCTGGTGCACCTGAAGACCGGAAAGCCTATCCGCCACGGGGTGGCCCTGGCCAATGCCGTCTGCGACATCCCGCACCGCTGGGCCGTGTACTTCAGCGCCTTCTGCATCGACCAGAACGGCCTGCACTACATCAAGTCCAGCGAGATCGCGACACCAGGCATCCACCAGGCCGGCCAGCTCACCGAGGTGATCGAGGAGCACTACCGGGCCCTGATGGACACCTGCAGCCGTCGGCACCTGGTCGGCAGCGCCTGGATAGCCAACCCCTGCGGCGTCTCCCTCAGCGAGGAGCAGGCGGCTCATATCTACGACGTCACCGGCGCCTGGGCGCACGTTGAACGCACGCAAGCGGCGTAAGGAAACCACCATGACCGTCACCTACGGATCGGTCTGTAGCGGCATCGAGGCTGCTACGTTCGCCTGGCACCCGCTGGGCATGCGTGCCGCCTGGTACGCCGAGATCGAAGCTTTCCCCAGCGCAGTCCTGGCGCACCGGTATCCGGAGACTGCCAACCTGGGCGACATGACCCGGCTCGCCGCCCTGGTGCTGGCCGGCAAGATCGAGGCGCCGGACGTCTTGGTCGGCGGCACGCCCTGTCAGGCCTTCAGCGTGGCCGGCATGCGCGAAGGCCTGGCCGATCCGCGCGGCGCCCTCACCATCAAATACGTGGAGCTCGCAGATGCAATTGACTATGTTCGAGTCCAGCGCGGACAGCCAGAGAGCGTCGCCGTCTGGGAGAACGTCCCAGGAGTCCTCAGCGACAAGGGCAACGCGTTCGGCTGTTTCCTCGGGGCCCTGGTGGGCGAATCCGAAGAACTCCAGCCGCCAGGGAAAAGGTGGGCGGACGCTGGTTGTGTGTATGGACCCCGCCGAGCAGTCGCATGGCGGGTTCTGGATGCCCAATATTTCGGCCTGGCCCAACGACGCCGCCGTGTGTTCGTTGTGGCGAGTGCTCGAAACGACTTCGATCCCGCATCGGTACTTTTTGAGCGCGAAGGCCTGCGCCGGGATCATCCGCCGCGCCGAGGCGAGACGCCGGATGTTGCCGGGGCCCTTACTTCAAGCCTTGGCAGGCGTCGCGGGCAGCCAGATTGCGGAAGCACACCAGGCCAGTTGATCGCCGGCACGCTGCAGGCGGGCGGTAAGACAGCCGGCTCGGCCACTCTCCAAGACGCTGAATCCGGCCTGCTGCTGGCCTTCGGCGGCGGTGCTAACTGCCAGGCCACGGACGTGAGCACGGCACTCAGCGCTCACCCAGGCGGCACCCGCATGGATGCCGAGACCGAGACGTTCGTGGTGCACGGCACCCAAGATCCCGACGTCACCCAAGGCCTGGCCCATGCGCTGGGCCGGAATCAGGGACAGGAGAACGCAGTGCTGGCGTTCAGCTGCAAGGACCACGGCGCTGACGCCGGCTATATCGCGCCCACGCTGCGCGCCATGGGGCACGGCGATAGCCACGCTAACGCTGGCGGCCAGGTGGCGGTATGCGTGACAGGCGATATTGCCCACACCCTCAAGGCCGAAGGCTTCGACGCCAGTGAAGACGGTACCGGCCGAGATCAGCCAATGGTGCCGGGCGAAAGCGGCGTCCGCCGTCTCACGCCGCGTGAGTGCGAGCGCCTGCAGGGCTTCCCCGATGACCACACGTTAATCCCCTGGCGCGGGCGCCTGGCTACCGAATGCCCCGACGGCCCCCGCTACAAGGCGATCGGCAACAGCAAGGCCGTCCCGGTCGTGCGCTGGATCGGCCGCCGACTTCTCGCTGCCCTGCCCTAACCCCTCCCCTCACGCCATCTGGCGTGCCGACAGAGTATTGATCATGAGCAATCAGCACGTTCTGAAGATTCACCCTGCGCCACTGGCTGACCTGCTGTCCGGCGCCAAGACCGCCGAGGTGCGCCGCAACGACCGCGGATTCCAGGTGGGCGACACGGTGCGCCTGATGGAGGTCAACCCCGAGACCGGCAACTGGACAGGCGCCGCTGACCACGTCCGCACCATCAGCCACATCCAGACGGGCTATGGGCTGCCGGACGGGATGTGCGTTCTGTCCTACGCCCAGGCCGAGCAGCAGGAAGCCAGACCCACCGCTGAACAGCTGGAAGCGCTGAAGCGTTTCCACGAGACCTGTGACGACGGCGAAGCCTACGACGTTCCGGTGGAGACGATGCACCAGCTCGCAGCTATGGGGCTGGTCGATCCTGCCCCCCGGTACGGCGAGCACGGCTTCTCGATGAACGCCAAGGGATATGCTGCGCTGTCACCCAGGCAGGAAGCCCAGGGCGCGCAGGCCGGGGATGAGCGGGCCAAATTCATCGCTGATGAAGCCTTCTGGGTAGCGCAGGTTCTAGAAGACATCGGGTGTATGGAGGCCTCCTTCATTGAAGAGGATGAAGTGGAGCTACAACTTGAAGACGACGACGGAAATAGCACCACTTGCACGGTATCCATCACCGAGTTCTCTAGGCGCGCTGCGTCGCTGATTCGCGAACTTCAAGCCCGCGCCGCCCTCGCCACCCAGGCCGCCGTGCGGAGTGAAGGCCATGAGTAACCAGCTGCCGCCATGTCCGTTCTGCGGCGCAAAACTTCGGGTCATCGGCGAAAGTGATGCTCTGCCGGTCAATGCGGAGCGAGCGTTGCACCCCGAAAATTCGGAATGCCTCCTGTCCAACTTCGCTATCTACCTAAACGTGATGGGTGCTGTAGATGCCTGGAGCCGCCGAGCAGCCCAGCCCGCCGCTGGTGAGCCGGTCTATCAGCTGCGCAACACCGTGGTCGGCAACGTCTGGCGTGACGCCGATAAAGAGGCTTACGACAGCGCCGCCAAGTTGGCCGAGTACGAGCGTCGTATCTTGTGGACCGCCCCGCCTGCCGCCGCGCATGGGGATGGCCTGAGTTTCAGCACGGTAGATGAACTGGCCGAGGCGATACGCCAGGTTGCGGCTTATGAGGACCTGGGCCCGGAGCTGATCGCCGAGGAAATGTTCAAGCAGGCCGGAGTAGCTGAAGCCGCGCATGGGGATGAACTGGTAGCCGTGGTCGGCACTGTTCCGGACGGCTCGGGCTTCAAGTCGCTGGACTTCAAGGTCGAGCTGCAAAGCCTGCCAGATGGCACCAGGCTGTATGCAGCGCATGGGGATGAGGCGGTGCGGAGGGATGCGGAGCCTTGGCAACCGCTGACACGCGCCGGACAGATCCAGCCGGGCGACCGCCTATGCTTTACCGTCGCTGGAAAGGAAGTCGTGGCCATAGCGCAAGAGGTGCTGGACCCAGGAAATCCCGATCTGGAAGAGGTCGTCTACCACACGGCGAAAAACCATTTCTTCATCACCAGGATGGCTGTGGAGGGTACGTCTTCGGCGAAGGATGTCCGCTTCATCGCAATGCGCGCCCAGGCCGGTGAAGGGGGTGAGGTGTGAAAGATATCCGATTGCAAGTCACAGCCCTTGGCGGACGAATAGTGGCCGGATATGCGAACAAGGCAGGTACTCAGATCACTCTGGCTTCCCGCCAGGACGTCACCAGCGACTTCATGAAGTGCCTTGTCGAGAAAGCCGAGCATGAAGGTGGAGGTTTCGAGATACACGGCGCTGGACGAACTTGGGAGATTACCGTGACCGAACTCGTGGCTGATAGCGCCGGCGCCGAAGGTGACCAGCCATGAAAGGCTCGATGTCGACCCACTCCTTCCAGCACTCCACATCCATCTGCGATATCTGCGGCCGGCCTCGTAACCGGGGCCGTGGTCCGGCGCGGCATGACCGCTGCTCGAAGATCCGCCAGCAGATGAACGCTCACAATCACCGCTGAGGTGCTCCATGTCAGCGATTTCCAAGCTCGACCAGGCCTTGCCCGGGCGAATCATCGACCTGCTCAGCCAGAACGGGTCAACGGCCACAGACCGGGAGATAGCCGACGAGGTCGGGTGCCGCCCGCAGACCGTCCACTACTACCGGCGCCAACTAGACATGCCGGTACCTGGCCGGCGTCACCTCAGCGATGAGCAGCGCTGTGCCGCTCGTGACCTGGAGCGTGCCACGGATAAGGCCATCGCCAGGCGCACCCAGTACCTGGCCGACCGCCGCCTGGGCTTTGTCGTCCCCGTCGAGGTCCATAGCGCCGGGGCGGTGGCGATCATCTCCAGCCGCGGCTCTTCGCTGACCTCCACTGTCGCCCGCGATGACCGCTGGCGCCGGCTGTTCACCACCGATATTGCGGCCAGCAACTGGCTAACCACGGCGCCGGCCCACGCTCGCGCCTGAGCCCCTCCTAACCCCTACCCCATTGAACTGAACCTGCGCGCGCCGCGGGATGAGGACTGTCATGTCTACGGAAAACGAAAGCTACGAAGCCCGCGTAGCGAGCACCTGCCAGTCTCTGGCGGCCCAGCTCAGCTACGACGAGTCGCCGCTGGAGAGCGAGCTGAAGCATGCCCTGAAGGAGGCGGCCCACGCCCTGGACAGTCACTCCGTCCGGCTTCGACGCGCCGGTGCTCACATCGAGGTGGTCAATGCTCGCGGCAAGGCTCGTCAGCTGACCATTCGCGAGCGCCTGGCGCGCCGTCTGCTGCGCGGCGGCATGGAGATCCGGCCATGAGCAATCTCGTCACCAAGCGCGAGCGCTGCGAACTGGTCAACCAGGCAATCCGGATCATCGCCGCCCACGGCCGCCGGTTCTTCCATCACGCCGGCGAGTTCGCAAGCATGGAGGTGGACGACCGTGGTCGGGTCTGGTTCGTCGACGACTACAGCAGGAAGCGGATCTACACCCACAGGGCGACCTATGCCCGCTGGCGAGGCTTCAGCCACGGCGGCACGCTGCGCAACCTGGTGGAGAATTTCCGGGATTACATCCGGACAGGCAAGCCAGTCCATCCGGGGTATCTGGGCCAGGAGCGCGAGAGCGGCTCGAACATCTGGGGTTATGAGCCCGAGGCC